ACCGGTAGAAACACGACAGGTAACATATTTGAACGGCTATTTCAATCATACTCGAATCCACGCACGGTTCGCGTTCCCCCTCCAACAAATGTGCCTCCATCAACAAATGCAATACAGATACCCCAACCAAATACACTGATTAATGCGGCTACTATCAATGTTCTCCAAGAAACAATGGCAGGATATAATAGTAATTTTCGTGCATATAACGAGAACATCCGTATTTTTTTAGAAATCATAGAGGCTAGTCAAACAAATGCACAAGGTTTTACAAACACAGATTTATCTGCAAATATGTCAGCAAGACAAGAACAGAGAGAACAGCCGAATGTTACCCCCCCACAACCGACTGCAAATCAGTTATTTAATAACGTGTTCTCGGGTATATTTCAAACTCAGCCAATTCGAAATATGAATGCACCTCTCCGTACTGCGTATTATACTACTAGTATTCCAAGCAACGTTAGTGATACAGTTATACGTCCTACAACCGAACAATTAAATAACGCATTGGAGAACATAACATATAATGTAAGTGAGCAAAATTCATCAACTTGTCCTATAACATTAGAAGAGTTTGTAGAAGGAGATAGTATAAGAAGAATCAAACACTGCGGTCACATATTTAGCACTCCGGCAATTGATAGCTGGTTTAATAGACACGTGAGATGTCCTGTATGTAGATACGATATACGGGAATATATAACACAGAATGTACTTGATGTTTCTGCCAATACCATTGATAATGAACAAGAACAAGAACAAGAACAAGAACACGCAGGAGAACAACAACCCTCGGATATATTAGTACAAGCAATTACAAATGAAATTACTAGCTTGTTTGAGAATTTTGCAAATAATGTGTTAGTAAATCCGGATTCATCTAACAATTTTGTATATCATTTTGATATTCCAGTCATTACAACTTATGAAGAAGATATATCAGATGATTTAGGTGTAGAATAGCTGCTTAATTGTGCAATAAAAATATGTACATTGAAAATAAATCAATTAAGATGCAGACTTCGTGTGCGAACTTAAATGTTCATCGGTGTATAACTCTATTTTTTGACTCACTTTGTCGCCTTTTTGGTGGAGTTTATTTTCATTCGGTACTTGTATATGTTGATACACCGCGTTCCTTGCGGATTGCTTTCTTCTCGAACTGACCAGTGTAAGGCGACAAGAATACTCTATAATATTTTTGTTCTTTTTTATAATTGAAGAAACCATATTTCATAAAGGGGGTTTCTTGCGATGATATACTGTGCTTATATAATTCGGTATAGTTTCTATATACCGAATTATCGTGAACCATATATTTGTTATACCAATCGACGACCACATCTTTGTATTCTTGAATATACGGAATCTCTCGGTCTGGCTTTGACGGAACGAAGGTGGCTATGTAAAATTTCAAATCGTTACACAACGATTCATAGTAATTTGTTTTGGGCATTCTTTTATTTGTGTTGGGCGAGACTTAGGGTACTATTATTTTTCAATTTTTAATGTGATTTTTTGCGGGAGATGTGTCAACTTATACTTATTTCTTACCAAAAAACGACGTGAGTGTCTGTATATTATTTTTTTTATTATAAATTTTGTCAATAACCTTGTCAAACAACAATTGTTTTACCTTTGCGCTACACACCTTTTCTTTCTTTTTCATAAAGAGTTCAAAATCGTCCGCGAATTCGTTCTCCAGGACAGCTAATTCTTTTTGAAAAGTCTTTATCGCCGATTTTTTATTTTGTAACATCCAAATTTGTTCTAGTGCAAGACCAAATAATTGTTGAAGAGGTTTCATTAATTGATTAGTAATGTAGTGTGTATAGTCTATTTGTAATTTATTCTCGATAATATAGTCGGTTGTTTCAATCTTATCGCCCATTAGAGCCTTTGGTTTATCATTTACAATAAACACAAACCGCATTCTATCGCCAGATTTAGGTTTGTTTCCAGGGTCACGTTGTCCAATTCGGTCGGCTAATACTTTGTGACCAATTTGGTGAGGATTTTTATAATCACTACGAAGTGCCTTGGTAATCGTTAGTTTATCCATACTAACTTTGCCCTCGACAAGTTCGTTTAACGCATAATCTAGATATTTGATGGCACTTTCAATGTTATTATCTTTCATAAGAATCCGCAATATTTCACCATATACGTCTTTTAAGTAATCACACGAATCTCTACGTTTAATTGATAATCCCATATATTTTAAATATCCTTTGTTTGGGTCATCCTCATATAGCATACCGACATAGCGTTTCTTTGACAATAAGATAAACGGCATAAGTGTTTTCTCATATTCCAAATACATTGGTGGCTTTAAATAACTACTGCATAAAACGGCGGCATCTTGTGCAATCTCGATTGTCATCTCCAATGCTTTTTTGCCACGTATTTTCTCTCCGGTTTCGGGGTGTTCCAAGTTAAAGGTAAAGAATACGGAATCGGTATCCCCATACACATATTCTGCTCTACATCGAACAGCACCGTGTGATTTTGTTTCATATACTAAATCGCCGTATATCTCTTCAATCATTCGCTTTCCATAAGTAATCATCATTCGACCAGTTGCAGTAGTTGAGGCAGCAACATCTTTTTCATAAAAGGTTGACGTGCGGGAACCACATTGACCATATAATGAGTTTGCAGTCACTTTATATCCGAGTTGTCGCTTATCTAAAATATTTTGCATGAACGGATCTTTTTCGGTCTTGATCATTTTTCTAGTATCCTTTCTTGCTTTTAGTAGTTCTTCTAGAATAGACGGCATAATTGACTTTTGATTATTCGGCAACTGCGCCCATCTACACGTCATTCGTCCAACCTTTGTTTTGACTTTTCTAGACAATGGATTTTGCGGGTTTCGTAAATATTCATATGTATCAAAATCAATGTCAATATATTGGTAATCTGGCAAATTATCATATATAAATTTACCGGATTTGTCTTTTTCACCCGAAGTAGCAATTAAATTATCATTTAGATCATACGTCTTGGTCCATACTTTGCTATCGTGTGAATAGTTCTGACTAATCATAGCCGATGGATAGAGTGATGAATAATCTACACACGCTACCGGGTTATCCATATACATCGAACATTTTGGTGGAAGTACGATCGCCCCTTCGTATCCTTCCTCCTTATACGTCTTTTCCAAATCTGGCATAAGTGTATTCTTTTCACGACATTTCTTAGCTACAAAGCTTGTTAATTTAATACCTTGTCCACGAAATACTAGGAAACTGATTGGCACACTACAAATACTCGCCATCTCAGTATATCCGGTAATTACATCGATTTTGTTCATCAAATGATGCACTAGGTTACAATCTTGAATACAATATTTTGCAACAACTGCTCTATCAGCAGAAGTACCATTTGCTAATCGAAATATATCTTGTGGTGTAACATCGTCTTTTGCCGTACCCCATTTTAATGAACGAGACACATTATTTAAATCATCATTTCCTCCGCCAATAACAATTACATTGTATGTATTGGTTCGCTCTTCGCCCTTGACCATTTCAATGACTTCTTTATTTGTAATAATATCAACTACACGAAATTTCTTTCCATTCTTATAATAATCGGATGTAATGCCGCCAAATTCTATATGAATATAATCGCCAATGTGCAGACCCATCAAATTGCCGCTATATAGCTCAGTTACATCACCGTGTATTGGGTGACTGGTACACACAACCTTTTTTATACTATCACTAATATATTGTCCAGCAACATCATCCAATTTATACGAGGATAGATTAAAATCGCGTCGGAAATATGCATACATATCAATTTGAAGCCGACCAGTCATTTTAAAGAATCGAAGATCATATTCTCCACTTGCAATTTGCATTTTTGTATTTTCAATTGTTAAATTTCGGTCCTTATCCTCACTAGCGCAAATCTCGTTGATTTTGCGAGACAAGCACAAGAAGCTACGCTCACAATTATTTTCTTGTGCCCTGCGAAACATAAACTCATAATCAAAACCAAATATATTATAACCAATCATAATGTCTGGGTTCTCTGACTGTATTAATTCCGCCCATTTTAGCAATAACTCGGTCTCACTCGCAACGCTTTCAATCACTGCGCCATCTACTTGATCACACGTACCCAAGGCAATGCAATGGTTCATATATGGTTCGGTTTCGCCATATTTCAAGAAAGTTGATCCTATAAAAGTTACTTTATCACCTTCCAATTGCGGAAACACCATTGTCATCACCTCATTTGTTAATTGTATCTTTTCTTCTCTATCGTGCGAATCTCCCATTAGAACACTTAATAATGTTGATTTTTTATCAATTTTTGTTTTCTTTTTGTATTTTGGATAATAAGAATTGGTTGCTTCTTCAATGCCGTCGTTTTCCTCGTTGTCTGCATCTGCATCTATCTCGCCACTGCCGTGTATATTCGCACGCATTTCTTCAAACATAGTATCAATTCTAAGGAGACGCGAGTTGTCTTCCTCTACATTTGATGTTTTTGCACTTTCTACTGATTTATTGTATAGAATATCCACTCGTTTTATAATTACATCCTTTTGTATAGGATTCTTCGGATAAACAATATCAATATCATCGAATTTATCATAGCCAAATGCAGTTAAAACGCAACGACGCAATAGTTGTTTGCTTTTAGAATCATCTAAAAAGGCGGCTTGTTTAATAAATACATCGACCAGATTTGTGGCAAAACGCTTATATGTTTTAATTGGAACTGGAAAATCTCCGTGACTACTACTCGCCTCAATATCAAAACTACATATTTTATATGGCACACTTGTTACTTTATCCGGCAAAGGAGTTAAGTCCTTTAATGAGATAAAATACTCATACTGACACGTAGTTGTTTTTGTTGGCGGTTTAATTGTCCGATTTAATTTAAATGAAATCCAGCCAGATGGCGAAATATTATTAATATGAAAATATCGTAACAATGGGGGAATATTACTTTCATATAATTCGATCGGAATATTTTTAAAATGGATATTTACGCGTTTCCGTTGATTGTCATTGCTGCTGTTATCATATGCAAACCATAAATTCTTTACTTTATTCATCGCCGCTGAATTTTGAAATTCCAATTTTATAAACTTATTTTTACGACCACCTGAAAACCCATACAATTTATTATATTCAACCAGACTTGATGATATGATAGAATCTTGAAATCTTGCACCGACTTTTGATTTCAATTCGTCTACAAATTGTCGTTTGTCAAATTCAGACCAATTCTCACCCACTTTTACAAAGAAGAATGGTTTATAATCATCTACATACAAGCAGCACGTTTCACCCCGTTCATTCACACCGAACATCTGTATAATAAATGTTTTGTCATCCTTGTATTTATTATTACTGTGTTCAGCATCAGACCCAGAGTCCGATCCATCTTCCCGACTAGTAACATCGTCGTATGCATTAAAATCAAACAACTTGAATGATTTTATGATAGTTTTCTTGACATTACTTACTTGCGCCATATTGTACTATTTATTATTTTATTACCTATTGTATTTAGGTTTGTTTAATGATACTTTATAATTTAATGTAAAGTATCATTCAATTTTATTTGTAATTTATTTAGAACTTGGTTTTGAATTTAGAACTTGGTTTTGAATCTAGAACTTTGGAAGCTCGACTTTTGGCAAAAGGTGTACGTTTGGGAGTGAGATTGTTGGGGTTCCGACGATTCAATTTTCGTTGTTTATTGATTTCAAACCCTCCAACTTGACCACCAGTTGCCCAGTATTTCATATCATTTAAATTCCTTTCGCCGCCATAGTATTCGACCTCGCCATTATTTATTTTAAATATCGTAGGGTATCCAGCCGCCTCTATTGTTTTACCATTTAATCCAGTTTCAAGTTCGGCTAGACGTTTTTGTTTATCTGGTTGGTCGGCTTCTATTTCAACGACATTATATTGGTCGTCACCTTGAAGTTCCTTTTTCATTTTATTCCATTCGGGCTTCATATGTGTACAATGTGGGCACCAGTTTGCATATACAAGTCCCACCACTATCGGTTCGTTTGAAAGATCTTTGGTCGTCATCCCGGCGGATTGTTTGAAGATTGACTTATTATTCCGGATCATAGATCTTTTTCCGATACGTTTCTTGAATGTACGTCTTGCATTCTTTACGAGTTGTTTGGCAGTCTTGTTTCCCATGAATTATATAAATATACATAGATTAAAACTAAACGTAATGCAATATTTCTTTTCCTAATATACTATATAAACTTTATCTATTATGACATACACACGAACATT